TTTTAGGTGTCCAACAACTAATGGCAATGTTCTTTTATCCATCAAAATTGCACCAAGTATGCTTTTCTCTAACTCTCTGCTCTGTGGTAGTGTTACTAATTCCATTATAATTTTTCTATTAAAATTTTATTAAGTTTTTGTATTGGTAAACAAGTAATTAAATAACCTTTTTTATCTCTAACTGCTAATATCCATTGTTCTACATGCCTAAATAAAACAACATTTTTCTTTCTCTTATCTATGTAAACATGAGAAAATAAAGATTCATTAAATGATAATGATAAATATTGTTTATATGTAATATCTATTTTATATCTTTCTTTTAATCTTTGTTTAAAATGGTTATAAACTAAAGTTTTTGCATTAATCGATTCCATTATTTAAGGCTGATTTTAGTTGTTTGTTGTGTAGTTGGTGTAAACTGATTGCTATTTCTCTTCCATGTTCTTACTGCTGCTTTCCAATCCTTCATAGGATTTTTACCTATTAACCATCCTCTTGCTTCGTAATGGTCTATAAATTGTGAGCCATCTAAAGTAAACCCAATTTCCTTAGAATATTCATTTATTTCTTCAGCCTTTGGCCTTATAAATGTATTCTTATTGTTAGTATTATTGTTAGGTAAAGTTTTTTTACCAGTTTCGGTAAAGTTTTTTGACCGTTCAAGTAAAGTTTCTTTACCATCGGTAAACTTTTTGTAGTCGTTTAAATACTCTAAAAACAATACTGAAACTTTAAGGTGTTTAGTGGCTGGATTTTTGACTATAAGTTCTTTCTCTACCAACTTAGTGATAATGTTAAGAACTGCTTGTTTTGATAGGTCTAAATCGTTAGCCATGGTATCTTTAGACATATAGCACCAATGCGATTCGTTATTCTGCATACGCATAATCGTATCTAATACGCAGTATTCGTTACAAGACAAGCTAAAGTGCTTCCTTATAGGATGAATTATTGTTGTGTAAAATTGTGACATAAGGTTATTTTTTAATACGAAACACTACTAATCGATTTTGATAGGTAAATCTTTTCTTTTGTAGTGGGTTAAGTGCTTCTCGTATTGCTTGTGCGTTAATGTTGGTCTTTCTATTTGCTGCTGCTATGGATATGAACTGCTCTTCTTCTTTGTTATCAAGGTAAATCATCCTAACCTTAATAGAGTTCTCGAATCCTCTTGGTTCCAAATCTAATCCCATTAATGATGCGTTTTAGTTCGTAAATAAGGTTTGCTGTAAATAGTATTGTAAATGCTAATGGCAATGAAATTAGTATAAACTTTAGCAATTCGTAAATAAATGTTAATTGTTTCATTGATTATTTAATTTATTATACATCATTTCTGCTTGTTTAACCAATACTATCAATGATTTAAGTTTATGAATATCTAATGTTATATGGCTATAACCTTCAGTATTTATTTGTATATAATCTGGTTCATTAAATGTACACTGATATTCATCTAATTCACAATCTACTATTGTAGTGCTTATAGTATATTTATCTAATGAAAGTTTTTTGTTATTAGGATATAAATAATCTTCAATATTTTTTTTCATAGTTTGTAGTTTAAATAACCACCCCAAGTTCCCGTAATTACTATCTGGTTAAAAATATTTAATTTCTTGAGGTGGTATAAATTTACTATTTGCCTTTAGGCGTAATAGGTGTTGTAGGTTTTTTGATGTCTTTGTTAAGCCAGGTCAATAATGTATCTGCTCTTTCAAACAAATTACTATCCATTCCGCTACTTAAAGCTACCCATAGAGCAAACTGCTCATTGTTCATTGTTGGTTGGTTCATATTATTTCTTTAATGAGATTTTAAATGTGGTTGTGCTATACTTAGGAGCTGGGTAAATCATCTCTCCAGTCTCTGGGTCAACCAATGGGTCTTTAATAGTTTTAAGTAATGACTCTCTTTCTTTCTGCTTAAACTTAATAGCTTCTAATTCTTGGTTCATTTTAAGCCAAGTATAGTCGCCATCATAAGCATATTTTACTCCAGATTCAAACTTACTAACTTCTGCTCCTAAGACCTCTGCTTTGCCTTGTGGATGCGTTGTAAGTATATCTACCACATCTTCCTTTAAATCGGCTCTAATGCCATCTAAAAGCTGAATGATAGCCTCTGCTTTAACAAGCATCTCAAGTGGGTTATCTCCAGTCTCTCTAAAATGCTGTACGATAGTTTGCTTTAGCAACTCAATGCTAAACTTTGATGGCTCGATAGAACTAAGTTCTACTTTTGGTAATAATTCTAAACTCATAGTTTTATTTTTTGGTTAGGTTTTCTTTTTTCATAGACAATAACTTCTTTAACATTTCGTTACTATCAAATAATTGCTTATATCCAAAGTACAAATCAGTTAATTGTTTCACTTTAGTACACTTAGCAATCTCCATCTTAATAGCATCAATATCTATTTCTTCTTCTTCTACAATTTCTGCTACAACTTCTACTACTGGCTTAGATGGTTTTTTAGGCTCATCAGTTGCAAAGTCCATCTCTTCTGCTGGTGTAGCTTCAAATCCTGCAGCTTTCATTAACCAAGCAAGTAAGTTACGATACGCCTTACCGATTGCTCTTGTTTGTGCCATTGATAAGATAGCATACTCATCAAATCTCTTTTTGCTATGCTCAAAGTTGCTACATATTGCTACTCCAGTAGCTACTAACTGACCAGTATTAATATTTCGTACCTCGCATTTAGCCATGTACTTTATTTCTACTTGACCAGGTTCTGTGCCTCTTCGAGTTAAGTCCGTAGTTTCTGTGATAATCGGCATTAACCCTAAAGAAGCTCCAGCAAATTGCCATCCTTCAACATTAACGAATTGCTTTCCTTGAATGTTGCTTGACAATCCTTTTTCTTTGATAAGTTTAGCTAAATCTTTAGATAAGTTTAGCATCGAGTCCGAGTTAATTAAATCAAATCTCGGTTGATTAGTTAGTTCTGTGCTCATAATTAAGTTTTTTGGTTGTGTTGATTGGTTGATTAAAATAAGATGCTTCTACTACTGGAGTGCGTTCCCAATAGTTTAACAATCTGTTTAATAGGTTATAAGACTCTTGGCTATAATTTACTTCGTGTAAAATCTTAGCTGCGAATAGTTTTTTTTCTTGCTCTGGTAGTTCGTGAAATGTAGAATACATAGTGTTGGTTTTTATTTGTCTAAATATAATTTAGGTACTTTAATATTTTTTCTTACTTCTTGATATTTCTCCATGTAATATGGCACTACTTCAACATCATTTGCAAAAGTGTTTATGCCATGTAAAACTGTAGTTCTATCTCTTTTAAAGTAAGGTGCTATTTGAGCAGATTTTTGTTTATAGTGAACATGAAGGATATAAAAGCACATATTTCGTGCAAGTACATTCTCTCTATATCTACCTTTATTTGTAACCATATTAGGCCTTATATTAAATACCTTAGCCGCATTATTAATTACATTTTCTACTATTACATTGTCTACCTCATAGTTTTTTGGTCTTAGTAAAGACTTGCGTGTCATTCTAAATTTCGCTATAGTCATTTATTTGGTTTTTTAGTGCTTCTAACTTGTTTGCGTAGTAAGTTTTTACTATCTCAACTGTCTCGTAATCGTGCTTATCTAATCTTGTTTTTAATAGATAAGGTGAAAGTCCAGTAATAGCACAGATTTTTTTCATATCTCCATGTCTCAGCATTGCTCTATAATCCGTTACTTGAATCATCTTGTAGTTGGTTGTTTTGGTTAATTAATACTTGACCTGCTTCTGTTAATGGTCTGCAGAATAATGTGAAAGCGTTATCGCCATCTTTAAATGTTACAGTTGTCTCTTCTGTGTTAGCTAACATTAATCTAATAGCTGGTTCCTGGTCATCTATCTTCTCGTTGGTTGCTGCAAATACTTGTGGCTCATTATCGCCAAACTTAAAGCACCATTCACAAGGGAAAATAGGAGTTAAAGTTTTTACTTCTAATTCTGGTGTTTGCTCATCGTTCATCATGTCGATTAAGATTTCTTTTTGCTCTTCTTTGTTCATGTTTATTTGTTTTTGTTATAAATTTTTAAGTGTCGGTCTATGCCTTGAATTGTAGCATCAAGTGAGGCGTAGTAGCTATGTCTCCAATAAAACCATTTACCATTTAGTATCATGTTATCCCATTTGATAATCATGCCTTTATAGGTGTATTGTTTTGAGATTCTGCCGTTGCTGTTTACATAAGTAAACTCTTCTTTGATGCCTTTCTTCTTTTGTTCAAGGGATAGTTTTTGATTCATTTGTTTATTTTGATGGGATTAGTACCTCGAATAATACTTTTTCTTGACTCTTTGGATTTCCCTTGATTAGATTTTGGTACATTGAATACGCCTTATCATAATCTTTAGACATAGTTCCAGAGACAATCATTCCGTCTTGTCGAGTGTAATAGAATACTTCGTTTAATAAAAAGTCGAGTTCTTCGATAAATTGTAGGTTAGTCATTATTTGGGTTTTTTGGTGTTGTTGTTGTTTCTTCGTTTTCTTCTTCTTCATCCTCCCAGTCGCAGTACTCTAAGCACTCTGGACATAGATTAATTTCTGGGTAATTGGTATGTGCACTACAGCAAGTTGAGAAAGGCATATTTACTTTTTTATTAGGTTATTTAAATAGGCGTGTTTAATATTTTCAGAATGTGTAACCCATTCAAGATTTTCAATTCTATTGTCATTTTTTATACCGTTTTTATGATTAACAAACTTCTTATTATCAATATTTGGTATAAATTGTAAAGCTATTAGCCTATGTATTTTAAATGGCTTTTTGCCGTCATTATTTACTAATCTTACCATCATATAACCCCTACCATTGCTATATGGTTTTAAATATTTACCATAACTTTTACTGAAAATATTCCCATTTGTATCAATTTCGTAGTTATCATAATTATTAATAATTGATTTTTGAATGCAAGTTGAAAATGGCATATTTATTTGTTTTGGTTATAGGTTTGGTTGTAGTTCTTTTCAAATTCTTCTCTAAAATCATCTGTTGCAGATAGACCTCCACCTCCATAAAACCAATAAAACATCTGCTCTTTTTCTTTTTCAATCATATCTTTAGCCATATTTTTTGCAGATGTTAATCCAATTTTTATATCCTCATCTACACATTCTTCTTCATAAAATTTAATAATTTCAATCAATTCTTGCATTGCTGTTTTCATATCTAAGGTTTTTTGGTGTTTAGTTTAGATAATCGGCTGAAATAAGTTTTTGGGTCTCCTATTTTAGCCTTGCTCATGTTACTTTCATACTCCAATGGATGTATGCAGTTTTTTGTCTCGTGATTGTAATAGGCTTGTTCGCCTTTGTCAATGTAAATGCCAGTAATAGCACACTTCATTGGATGGGTTAAGGTAATTAATTGGTGCATTTGTTTTTGGTTTAGTTTGGTAAAATTAAAGGTTTTTTGTTATAATTTGATTTATTTTAGTTAATTTTTTGTTAAATGGTTGTGAATTTTTCTTCAGCAAAGTAAACATTCTCTTGAGGACATAGTTTAGATAGCTGGATTTTTATGCCATTAATTAAAATTTCATCTTCTTGACTTGTTATAAGTTTCTTCATTTCTGGAAACATTACAGAAAATGTAACTATGTTAATCATTGCGTATTTTATATCTTTATTTTGTGTCAATGCTTGATGCATAAAATCAAAAAATAATTTTCTATCAAAGATTTTTATTGGTTCCATAAAAGATTTTTGTGGGTTTTTTGGGAGTTTTTGTGGGATTTTTAGAGGGTTTTTGCTGGATTTTTGGGGAGTTTTTGCATGGGGTTTTTGGCAGATTTTTGGCACTACATAAGCGTATCTTATAGGGCATTTATTCAGCTTTTACCGATATGCAAGGGCAAAGCATGGCTATAATGCAATTAAAGGCACTTTATAGGCTTAAATTTGGCTTCTAATATGTTTTTGGTATCAATACATTACTTTTAATTTTTAGTGTCTTATTTCGTCTTATTTTGCTAAATATTCGAACCAATTTCTCTTTTTGTCTTTTATCAGCTTATTAAATTGGCTAACTGCTTTTTGTTTTGTATATCCATAATATGAATATTCAAATAGTTCACCATTTAAAAAAGTAGAAAGAGTAAATTTTGTTACTATTTGAGCTGTTAAGGGGCTCTTTTCTTTGCTTTTTGATATTAGGTATATCATTTGATAAAAATTTGGTTAAGATAAAAGGGCAAAAATGCCCCTTTATTTCGCTTCATTAAAGCTCTTCAGTTAACCTTTATTCAAATAAGCTCCTTTCGTTATAATACGGCTTAATCTCGTCTAAAAATGCTTCATATTTAATTTTTTCGTCTAATGTTTTGCATTTTAGTACGTTATAATCTAAATATTTAAGTTGACTTTCCATCTCTTCAATAAGTAGGCTTCTTTGCTTATTCGCTGTTAATTCAAAAAGCATCTGCAAAAGTTCGTCTGAATCATAGTCTTTTAATAAAGACTCAATCCATTTTTCAACTAATGCAGGGGTAATGTTTTTATTTTTGTATTTGTAGTAGTTCATAGGTAATAAAGTTTAAAAATTATAAAAAATGCCATTTTCAGTGAATTGATATTCCATATTGTCAAAATGGTCTGCTAAAAATTCATCTGAAAAAAGGTATTCGTATTCGCTGTTCAACATTTTCCAATAAAAGTTTAATACGTCTTTTTCGAATTGGTGCTCTAATTCGTTTAATTTATCTTCTAATTCGTCTTCGTTTGTTGGTGCTCCGTCAATATATTCCCAATTGTCGCAAAGTTCATCCCTTTCCTTTCTGAATTTAAAAGCTGTTTTATATATTTCGGCATCAGCTCCGTAAACGTCCATAATTTTATCGGCTACTTCAATTTCAGACCATATAAATTCACCTTCAATTTTACTTCCTCTATCTAAGTCAAATGCGGAAATTCTTAAGCCGTGCTCTTTTGCGTATTCATAAGTATCTTGGTACCAATAATCAGAAGTACCAAAATCTCGGTATTTGTTTAATGCAAATTCTTTTGCTTTTTCGTTTAATTCATTAAATAAATAAGTGTTTATTGTTTGTGTTTTCATTTTGTAGGTATTAAAAGGTTAATTAATCTTCGCATTCTAAAGAATAGGTATCAAAGTTTTCGGCTTCTTCGTATGTTTCAAAGAAGTGCTCTTCGCCATTCCTCATATTAGTTACTAAATATTCCACGTCTCTTCCGAGCATAGAACAAATAGAAACGCCATTTTCAAGAGCAATATAAACATAGCCCGTATAAGGATTAAAGCCGATACCATCTTCTAATATCTCTTCGCCTATTGAAGCATAGGCTTCGAATACTTTGGACATTCCTAATGCTTCTAAATAACATAATGAATGCGAATCAAAGCCGTTAATTGTAATTTGTTGAATGTTTCTCATTTTATTTATTTTTTAGTTTATTCTTATAAGTGTATTTCCTTCTCCGTTTAATATATCCATAGTTTCAGTTTCTCTTAAACTATCGTAATTATATACAAAGTCGTTTAAGTTTTCGAATAGTTCACCATTATTGTACATATCAAGGGCTATCTTGTCGGCTTCCTCTTGTGAAGTAGCTTCAATAAATTTTATGCTACTTGTCCAAATAGTACAAAGTTGGTCTACTTGTATTCTAAATTCCTTTGTTTGTGTTTGTGTAGTGTTCATAGTGTTTAAATTTATTTGTTTGTAATTTCTTGCCATATTGTTTTTAGTAGGGTATAAACTAAGATACCACCAATGAATAAGCTAATAAGCTCAAATAAACTAATTGTTTGCATTGTCTTTAATTAAAAGGTGAATTAATAACTTACCAACGTTTGCCATGAATAAGCTAAATAAAACTAATTCAGCTACTAATAGAATGTTTGAAAATGTTTGCATTGTGTTTGATTTTGTTTTGTTTATAATTTGTTACCCTTTAATACCTTTAATACTTTTATAGGCTCCTTTGAACTATCAACAATTAATTGATAGCTAAAGCCATTGTTTAAGTATTGCAAAGCCTTTTTATAATTGGTTAAGCTGATATGCTTACCATTTTTGTAGGCGTTTAACTCTTGCAATGGTGTTGCGTTTCTAAAGTAAAATTGCATAGTGTTTGGTTTTGTAGGTTTATAAATCAAAATTGTTAGTGGTTGAGTAATGAACGTCAAGAAATAAAGACTTGATACTTGTTTCTTGATATGCTTTGATACCTGTTTGTTTTTCAATATCAATAGCCAAATCTAAAAGGTCTTTTAATATCATTGTTTTTGCCTTTGACTCACCAGTATTGGCTTTCCAATCTATGATATTAGACGCAATAGATTGCAGTAATTGACTAACTTGATAATCGTTTTTTAGTGTGATTTGTTTCATAACTAATTGATTTTTAGGTGTTTATGTGTTTTTTGTGTTTGTTTTATGTCTCATTGACAAAACGAATATAAGCTCTTTATCAATACAAAAGTCAAATAATATAAAAAAAGATAAAAAAATATTAAAATAGTTTTCGGTCTATATTTAGACCAATGGTACACTTTCTTTACTATCCTTATAAGGTCGGTATATATTATACAATATATATAGTATATAATATATAATATATAATATAAGATATAATATAGAATATAATATATAATATATACTTAAATAAATAATATAGTTTATATTATATTGTCCATACTTTACCAATAGTGTAGCTATTCATTTTGTAGGTCGGTGTTATGTTCCGCAAATGACAGACTAACTAATTGTATTCATAAATATAGTTACTAACCTATCCCAATAAGTACCTTATTTAACATAATGGTAATTATAAGACAATTCCGTACTTGATTAATAGTGTTTTATGTATGTTTATTTTATTTAATACTTGTATAGGGTACCCCCTAGCCTCTTTATTCGTGTAATCAATGGTGCAACGCCAATGTGCCCTTCACATTTTTGATATAAAACATTGTTTTCACCAATTTTAACTTTTGTATTGTTGTTTTGGTATAATAGTTGTAGCTTTGACTTGAAATATCCGATTTAGTTCAATGGTAGAATAATGGTCTCCAAAACCATAGATATTAGTTCGAATCTAATAGTCGGTGCAAATAGTTAGGTGGCAGAATGGATATTGCTATTAGGCGAAGGTTTTGGACTTTGCAAATAAAACTCTGATATACGCAGGTTCGATTCCTGCCCTAACTGCAAATAGATACTATGAAAGATACTTGTGCAAAAAGAAACTATAAGTGCAAATGTGGTGTTGTCCAGGAGGAGTATGTTTGGAGCAGTCAGATTAGGGAGGTGCAGTTTGAGTGTAGGAAGTGTGGTAACTGGCTTGGGTTTAACAACATCAAGGTAGATAAGGTAGTGAGTATTGTGTCTATTAGAACGCCAACCAAAAACCGATAATATGATACAGTCTTTTTTATGGGCAGCAGGAATGATGGGTATTATTATTTTATGTTTTGCTTTACTGTATGAAATCTACGACCAATTAAAAAACCGATAATATGTTTATATTTTTAGGAGATTTTGGATGCAGGAAATCAATTCCTACGCCACCACCAATTTCACAACCAAAAACAAAAATTATGGAACCACACAAAGTAAGATTAATGATTGAACAAGAACAGCTTATTGAAAAGTTGAATAAATTAGAATGGGTGATTAATTCTACTTTATTTGAAACATTTGATGATAAAAGTAAAATATTATTACCAATACAATATAAGGCAATGCTAACATATTTAGAATGTTTAGAACAAAGAATAAAATTATAATATGAACGCAGAGTTTAAGGACATAACGAAAGAAGCATTTATCATTGCTTATAGGGAGAATTTTGGGAATATTACCATTGCTTGTCAAGCGTGTGGGATTAGTAGGACTATGTACCAGAATTGGATGAAGAATGACCCAGAGTTTAAGAAGGCTTTGGCTGAAATAGAGCCAGAGGAGATTATGTTGGATTGGGGGGAGCATAAGTTGATGGAGAGGATTACCAAGGGTGATACCTTGGCTACGATGTTCTTGTTAAAGACCAAGGGAAAGAGAAGAGGGTACATTGAAAAGACTGAGGTGGCTCATGAAGGAGATGTGGTGAAGCAGATTACGGTGAACGTAGTGAAGCCATCGGAATTACCTAACTTGCATAAGCAGCTCGATGGAGATGAGAATATAATAAACTTCGATACTCAGAAAGATAACAGCTTTACTGTTCCAGCCACATTGGCTAGTGAGATACCAGAGATTCCGTTATATGACCATAGCAAAGGTGAGTTGTTAGATATGAACGACCAAGATGAGTTCGAGGAGTAAAGTTTTCTATTGGTAAACTTAATATGTGTCAAAAAACGCCATTTCTGACTTATGTTAGGGGCCTACCCTCTATAAAACCAAAAAGTATTAGTTTCGCTTTACCAAAGCCAATTTTTTAATTTTTTCCTAATGCCCTATGAACGTAACCACCAACATCGTTTTCGAGATACTGCAAAACAGCCAGAAAAAAATATCTGTTATGCAAGGCGGAACAAGGTCTGGCAAAACTTACAATGTATTGACCTGGTTTATCGTAAAATTGCTACAAGAAAAAGGGAAGACACTAACTATCTGCCGTTCCTCGTTGCCATCCATAAAAGGCTCAGTAATGAGAGACTTTATAGAAATTCTGTCGA